CCGCACACTACGCGACCACTACTACACACCGTCAACCATGTCAACATAATTCGACAAAATATTACAAAATTGTTACAGAAATATTACAAAATTGTAATATAAAAACTCTTGACATTGACCATAACTTAGGTGTATAATGACCATAGTTAAGGAAAGGGAAATGTTACACCTACCTTAAAAGTAACTAGCCGTAGCTATGCGTGAAATAGTAAAAAATTTTGCACCTATGCGTTAAATAGGAGAAATGAGGTATATTATGAACAAAAAATTAACAATTGGAGAAATCGAAGAAATGACAGTACAAGGATTAGAAAAGAGAATGACAACAGAAGAAGCTGAAAGAATGCACAAATTAGGATTTGCTGAATATGAAACATTTTTAGGAATGATGAAAGATGACGCAACATTAAGTGGTTTACAAGAAAATGATTTATATGTATCAATAGATGAATATCTTTCACATTTAGAAGAAAAACAAAAAGAATATGAACAATATGAACAACCTGAAGAAAAACAAGAAACATCATTAGCAACACAAAATACAAATAATCAACTTTCAGGATTTTCAAACGATGGTTTCAATGGAAATATATCAAGACCTGATATATTAACAAATATAAAAGATAAAAAATTAATATTCAACTTAGGAAAACATGTTGATAAAAAATTGAATGATTGTGTGGGTCAAGAAATTACAATAGACAAAATACTAATTAAAAAATATGTTAAACCATTAGATACACCAATATATGACGCACAAACAGGCGATATATTAGCAGATACAAAAACATCAATGTCTGTTGTAATTGTAGATAAAGATGGTACAAGTTATGCAACAGGTTCTAAAACATTCGGTTATGCTTTAATCAATACAATATATGATTTTGGAAATGAAATTGACGGTTTAAAAATTAGAATAATAAAAACATTAAGAAGTGGCGCACAAAATCAATCATTAGATTTTGAATTAGTATAATAAATTATAAAGGAATGATGTCAAATGGCTAAAAAAAGAAGTGATAAAGAAATAGAATTAATGTTAGAAATGAGACAACTTGCAAGAGAGGCAAATAAAAGATTGCAAAAAGTTGAAAGTCAATTTCGGTAAAGATACATGGGCATCAAGAAATTTAAGACAAAGGCTTGAGGCTGAAAAAGTCCAAGCCTTTACAAAATCTGGTAGAGTTAGCATGAGCGGTAATATGTCAATACCTAAAATGAGGGCTACAATAAATGCAACTAAGCAATTTTTAAATTCTAAAACAAGTACAGTTGAAGGAATAAAAGAAACAAGAGAAGCAGTAAAAAATTCTATGAGTACATCAGCTGATATTTCATATTCAACTGCTGATGTTATTCAAAGAATATGGGAAGATAAAGCAATTACTAAAATACCTAAATATATTAAGGGTTCAGATTTTATCAATTTTATTGGTACAGCAGTTGATAGAGATAGAGAAGTACAACAACAAATTTATCAATATAAAGATGAAACTGATGACGAATATAAGGAAAGAATAGAAAAAGCAAGACAAGATGAATTTATGCAATCATTAAATGAATATATAAATAGTCCTGATAGTGATGGAGAATTAGTAGAAGAAGCTAAAAGAATACTAGAAAAATATTTTAAATAGAGGTGGTGTTAAATGTTATATTGGACTGAATATATGCGGACATTGTGGCGATATTCAAGGAATACGAAAAAAAGTTGATAATACAATATATACATTTGACATTGAAACAACATCTTATTTTATTTTGAATAATAAGTCTTATCATGCATGGAAATATGAAAATCTATCTGAAGAAGAAAAAGAAGAATGCGAATTTCGTTCTTGTATGTATATATGGATGTTTTCAATCAATGATAGGGTTTATTACGGACGAAATTGGTCTGATTTTAAACTTTTTATTGATACTATATATTCTTATATACCTGAAAGAAAAATTTGCTTTATTCACAATTTAGCGTTTGAATTTCAATATTTAAAAAGTGTTTTGAAATTTGATACTGTCATGGCAAGAAAAGCCCATAAAGTTATGAAAGCAATTTGTAGTACTTATAATTTTGAATTTAGATGTAGTTTATTTTTGACAAATTGTGCATTGAAATATTTACCTAAAATGTACAATTTACCAGTTGAAAAAATGGTAGGCGACTTAGATTATACTAAAATTAGACATTCATTAACAAAATTGACTGATAAAGAATTAGGTTATTGTGAAAATGATTGTTTAGTTATATATTACTATATAAAAAGAGAATTAGAAAAATATGAAAGAGTTGATAAAATACCATTAACATCAACAGGTCATGTTAGGAGAGAGTTAAAAGAATTAGTATTAAAAGATTATGCTTATAAGCGAAAAGTTAGAAATGCAGTAAATACAGACCCCCATGTATATAATTTATTAGTACAGGCATTTGCAGGTCGGTTATACTCATCGGTAATTGGATTTATTGTAATACTGTAATGGAAAATGTTGATAGTTGGGATTTTACAAGTAGTTATCCTTATGTTTTAGTTACTCATAAATACCCATCAACTGAATTTAAAAAATGCAATATAACAAGGGCTGAAAGAATGTCAACTCGTTTTGCTTATCTTTTAGTTGTTAAATTTAAAAATATAAAATGTAAATATTTTAATACTTTTATATCTCGTAGTAAATGTACATCTATAAAAAATTCTGTAGATGATAATGGTAGAGTAATGCAAGCTGAAGAACTAACAATAACATTAACTGATATTGATTTTAGATTTATATTAGATACTCATAAAGATATATACGAAGATAAACCTGTAGAATATGAAATATTAGAATGTTATTATTCAAGTTACAATTATTTACCTAAACAATTTATAGAATTTATATTACAAAAATATATAGATAAAACAAAATATAAAAATGTTGAGGGTAAAGAAGTTGAATATGCAATAGCTAAAGCATTATTCAATAGTTTATATGGTATGAGTGTTACAAATAATATTAGAGATGAAGTAGTATTTTATAATGATGAAGAAAAAATAAATCATGATAACAAAACATGGGACGAAATAAAATTGACAAATGAAGAAATTATTGATAAATTAAACGATGAAAAGAAAGCAAGTTTTTTATCTTTTGCTTATGGTGTATGGGTTACAGCGTATGCAAGAAATAATTTACTTAGGAATGTTATAAAATTAGATGATTATATAATATATTGTGATACTGATAGCATGAAATTAGCTGAAGGTTATGATAAAACGGTTATAGAAGATTATAATAAATTTGTACAAGGAAAAATTAAATATGTTTCAGAACAGTTACAAATAGATATAGATAAATATAAACCTAAAGATGTTGATGGAATTGAACACATGCTAGGTTTATTTGATTTAGACGCACATTATGAAGTTTTTAAAACTTTACGGTGCAAAAAAGTATGCTTATTATAAATATAAAAAATTATCTAAACTAAAAGATACAGATAATGTTATTAGTAAAGATGATGAAAAAGCATTAGTATTAGAAATAACAGTAGCAGGTGTACCAAAAATTCGGTGCTAAGGCATTAAAGAGTATAGATGATTTTAAAGATAATTTTGTATTTCAACATAAAGATACAAATAAAAATTTATTGATGTATTGTGAAGAACAAAAACCTTTTACATTAGTTGATGAAGATGGTGTTGAATTTGAAGTTACTGATAAATCAGGTTGTTGTATTATACCATGTACTTATGTATTAGGAAAATCAGAATTCTATGCTGAAAGTATAGACGAAGAAAGTTCAGCAAGAGCTATATATCAAGAATAAAAAGAGGTGATTAAATGTCAAAAGAATTAGATTTTATAAAAAATTTTAATAAAATAACAACATCAGGAATTTGTAAAGATAAAAAAATAGATATGTCTAATATGTATAAAAGAGATAATCAGCAAAGTGCTAAAATAGTAAAACATGAAATAGAAAAACAATATACAAAAATATTAAATGATTGCTATAATTTAGAAAGTGGTGATGAATAATGTCAACACAAGTATATTATACAAATAAAAGAATTAAAAAAGAAAATGCAGATTTCAATTTAATTTATGGTGAAAAATCAAATGGTAAATCATACAGTTTGAAACATGAAGAAGCTATATTACATTATTTAGAAACAGGTAAAAGATTTATATTACTGCGTAGATGGGTAGCAGATATTACTAACTTATGGATTGAACAATATTTTTCAGATGTAGATGTAGCAAGGTTAACAAATGGTAAATATAATTGTATATCAGTATGGAAAAAAGTTGTATATTTTGCAATATATGATGAAACAACTGGAAAAGTAAAAAGACATGAAAAGATTGGTTATGTTTTAGCATTATCTACAGAACAACATTATTCAGGTGCTTCATTCTTAGATGTTGATAGTATTATATTCGAAGAATTTATGGAAAGGGGTTCGTATATAGCACACGAACCTGATAAACTAATGATATTATATTCAACTATAGATAGAAAAAGAGGTACTACTAAAATGTGGCTTGTTGGTAACTCTATATCTCAAGTATGTCCGTATTTTAAAGCATGGGGCTTAGATAGTATATTTAGAAAACTAAAACAAGGTGAAATTGCAACTAAAACAATACACAATGAATCAAACGATGTAAAAATAGCAATAGAATATTGTCAAGCTTCAGGTGGAAAAACTATGGCGATTGGTAATGCTTCAAAAATGATTGATAAGGGTGGTTGGCAAACAACCCCCCAACCTCATCTACCAAAAAGTTATAAAGAATATAAACCAACATTTCGTTTTGTTTTTCAATATCAAGGTTTTAGATTTATATGTGAATTTTTAAAAGATAAAACTGAATCTAAAAGTTGTTGGTTTATATACCCAAAATATACAGATATAAGAGAAAAAACTATAGTATTTTCTGATGTTGTAAATATTAGCAAATATTGGCAAAGAGATATTTACAACCCTACATTTAAAAATAAAAAACTACAAAAATTATTTGTTGATACATTCAGAGAAACAAATATTTTTTATAGTGATGATTTGTGTGGTACAGATTTTAAACAAGTTATAGATTTTTCAATTAGGAAGTGATATAATGAATATAAAATTAATTGTTATATGTATATTATATACTGTTTGTATGTTTATACATTTAATACTAATAATAAATGACATGAAGAAAGATATAAAATATATGAAAGAGAGGTTGAACAATGGCAGATAGAAACGGTCAAATTATAATGTGTAAAAATATAAAATTAGATAGAAATTATAATAATGTTTTGAATTATACTGAAGCTCAAATGCTTTCGTTATGTAGGGCTAATCAAGTAGCTTCAGCTAGTAATTATTCATTTATTAGAGAAAGAGGAACAATTAAGACACATTTTCCATATGCACAATGTTTACAAGCTAATTATATAGCTTTTCAAAATCCCGACTATTCTAATAAATGGTTTTTCGCGTGGATTGATAATGTTGATTATAAAAGCGATGGTTGTGGTGAACTTTCATTTACAATAGATGAATGGTCAACATGGTTTAATAAAGTAACACTTTCAAATTGTTATATAATTAGGGAGCATGTTTCAGATGATACTGAAGGATTGCATACGATACCTGAAAATTTAGATACAGGTGAATATAAAGTTATATCACATTTAAGAGATAGTTTTAATAGAGAAAAACCTGTAGAAACAAATGTAAGCGGTTATTATGTTGTAGTCGCTTCTACAATAGATTTAAGAAATGATAATAATGTATTCGCAGGTATATATGATGGTATACCTTCAGGTGTAAAATATTTTGCTTTTCAAATAAATTATAGTGATCCTGAATTTTCACCATTGCAGGATTTAGCTGATGTTTTATATAGATTGGCAAGTAATCCGTTAGGCAGTAAATTAGACGCAATTCAAGGTATGTTTATAGTGCCTTATTGGTTGGCTAAAGATTTACCCAATGAAAGTATAGCACCCAAACAAGTATTTACAAGTATAACACCATTAAAAAATTTAGATGGATATGTACCTAAAAATAAAAAATGTCTAACATACCCTTATGTATATCATTTATTATCTAATTTTCAAGGTCAAGACGCAATATTAAGACAAGAATTTTGGGACAAATTACAACAAGATACAACAGTACAAGACGGTACAGTATTACCAGCAGGTGATATGGTATTACAAATATGGGGTGCTATTACACAAGGTTGTTCTATTAGAGCAGTACCTGAAAATTATAATGGTGACGAAATAGCAACAAATGTTGGTATTAATTTAGGAAAATTTCCGCAAGTATGTTGGAATACTGACGCATTTATAAATTGGCTAACAGAAAATGGTGTAAATATAGCAATGGCAACAGCAGGTGCGATAGCAGGTGCTGGTACAGGAAATGTAGCAATGACAACAACATCATTATTAAAAGGTGCTGATTTGTTAAAAAGTGGAATAGAGGCAAGTCAAACACCACCGCAAAGTCATGGTAATACTAATAATGGTGATATTATGTTAGCAATGGACGAAAATTGTTTTCATGTTTTAAAAATGTCTATTAGAAGTGATTACGCTAAAAGAATTGATGATTATTTTACAAGATATGGTTATCGTGTAAACGAATTAAAAACACCTAATATATCATCAAGAACTTATTTTAATTTTTTACAAATAGCAGAAGATAGTGATATTGGTTATGGAGAAATACCATCAAAATCTATGGAAGTTATAAACGGTGCTTGTAGAAGTGGTGTTACAATATGGCATAACCACGCAAATATTGGTAATTATAGTTTAAATAATTCAATAGTACAATAAAAAAGAGAGGTTTATACCTCTCTTTTAATTAAAATTCATATTCTATGGTATATATAAGTTATTATTAAATATTACATTATCAAAAATATAATGTGAAAAGTCAACTTTATTCGTGATATTATTTGCAACTATACCATTTTCAGTAGTTATTTGATATAAACCGCCTAAAATCAAAGAATTTTTAATTATAAATTTTTTTATATTTTTAGAAGTAGAATGAAAAATAAAATATCTAATAGTTTTTTCATCTTCTGATGATAAATAAAAATTAGAATTATCGATAATAAAATTATTCATATTATCAGTTACAATTTGATTAATTATACCTTCATGCGAAAGAATATCATATACATTACAATTATATAATTCAATATTTTTTCCTTCTAATCTTAAATTTCTATTTTTACAATTTAAAACAGAATTATAAAGAATTGCATTGTTAAAATTTAATCCATAACCCTCAAAATAACAATTTTTAAATTGTGACATATCATCATTTGATGAAATTTTAAAAAGTTTTGTATCAGTCGATTTTGAAATTATTGAAGTGTTATAAACTTCAAAATTTGAAAAAAATACTCCGTTCAAACACTTATTAGAGGTTAAAACTCTTGTATTATAAATTTTTGGAATTTTTCCATTCTTGGTTTTAAATATAGAAGAAGTTCCAGCATTTTCACTTGTAATATTAATATTACAATTATTAATAATAATATTTTCTTCACCGTCTAATCTAATAAAATGTGGGCAATTAGCTGAATGATTTGAATTAAAAGTACATTCATTAAATTCAACATTTTTTACTATCCCATTCCAATTCCAAACTGCACAAATTTCATCACTTGAATTAATTTGATTAAAAGTGCAATTATTAAAATGAATATGTTCAGAAATATGATTTGAACTATATTCTCTAATCCATACTCCTCCAATATCTGTTGCATTAATTTCAAAATAACAATTATTAAAATTAATTCTTTGATTATTAGAATATAAATCTAAATAACCGTTAGTTTTAACATTATCTACAATAAATTTACAATTTTCAAAAATTGAATTATTACAATTAAAAAATCCTACTAAGGATACATTATTATTCTTTTGTTTGAATGTAATATTTGATATAATGTTATTACCTGAAAACTTAATTTGATGTTCTCTAATTGTATTCTGAGAAATTGTTTGTATTACTGTTTCAATATCACCATATATTTTTTTATTTTCTACATCTAAATTATCACTAATATTATAATTTCCAGATGGAAAATATATGTTATTAAAGACATTTAAACAGTTTTTTATTGGATTATAATCATCTATTTCACCATCACCTTTGGCACCGAATTGTTTAACATTAACAACATCGTTTTCTATGATTAATTCAGCAACTAAATTTTCATTAACAATGTGTATTTTTCCATTATCAATTACATCTTCGAAAGTTCTATTTCTAATCAAATATAAACCACTACCACCATCATTTTTTTCATAATAGCCTAATGTTCTACATTTACTACCATTTATTAAATTAGTAGCTTGTAACATATCATTTATTGTATTAAATCCCCATATACAATTTGATTGTAAATAAGCATTTATAATTTCTTGTAAAGTTCCATCTTGTGCCATATCATCTAATTTGTTATTGATTTCTTCTTGTACATCTAAATTTTTAAAATAATTATCAACATAATCTTTTAATTGTATAAAAGCATTTGTCAAACTTTCAACTTGTGTTCCCATTTCATTTGTTTTATTTGCTACTTTGTCAAAATATTCTTTTAATTTACACCATAAACCATAAGATGTTAAACTGTCAAAATCTTCCTCAATAAATGGAAAATTTTCCAAAACAAACCATTTAAATGGTGTCATTTTAATTGGAGTATATTTGTATTCATTCATATATTAATTACCTCTCTTTCTTATACTAATTGATAAAATAAGTCTTCTAAGTCCTTAAATATCATTGTATATATATTTTGTCTATTTTCAATAAAATCTTGATATAATTTTAATTTGTCGCTAGGTGTACGAACTGTTCTCTCTTTTATTTTACCTTTATTTTCTGTGTTATCTTCAGAACTTGATGTACTATTATTAGTACTGTCTGATGTTCCTACATTAGTTGAATTATCTTCAGAACTTGATGTATCTTGTTTATAACCATAGTTATCTACATATTCACCATTACGAACTTCTGAAAGTCTATTTTGTGGTGTATCTGAATTTCTATTATCTGAAACATTAGTACCTGATGTTGTTGAATTGTTTGTTATTCTATTACTTGATGAATTTATAGTATCGTTTGAACTTTCACTTGTACTTGTAATATTTCTTTCATCTTCAACATCTCTTGTAACAACTTCACCATCGTTGAAAATGTCCCAACCGTCTAGCATGTCAAACATTTTATTGTACATTGGCATTATTTCATTTAATTTTACATTTAATTGAATTCTAAATGCTGTTACTGTTTCAAAACCTATTCTACGCATTATAAAATGATTTAATATCATACATTCAAAATCTTCTTTTGAAACTTTATTAGAAAGTGGGTAGGTGAAATTAAAAATTGTGTTTCTACCTACTTTTGCTAAGTCTTTTATTTTTGTTTTATCTTCTTTATCAAAATTTACTATACTTTCTAATATACTATATAGTGTTGGTGGTTTTTCATTCCATGTTGGTATCATCGGCATTAGCATTGGTATAAACATCTTCGTCACCCTCTTTCTCATTTGATGATGGCATACCATCATAATATTTTAATGTTAAGTCTATATTAAATTTTTCTTTTATTTCTTTTATAGCTTGCGCGCGTGGTGTATATCTGTTAAATCTACCTGCTATTGTTCCACCTTGACTAGCAACAACTTCATCTCTGATATTTCTTTCTTTTTTCTGTACTGTTAAATTAGCTACACCTACTAATCTTAAAAATTCATTCCATAATTTTTCTTTTTGTTCGCTAACTTTATCAGATACAAATGGGGCTGGTTGTAATATACATTCAATACCTTCATCTGTTTCTAAATCATCAAAACCTAAAACCTCATTTTCGCAACCATCAATATTATTTATTAAAGCTTTTATTGAAGCTACTTTATTAGTAGATGTTTTCCATATTCTAGGTGTTTTTTGTTGTGCTATATTTATATCAATAGTTCTTTGTGCTAAAGCTAATCTTTCAGCATATTGTACTATATGTGTTTTTAATGGAATTCTCTTGCTATTATCATACATGATAACAAATTCGCCACGGTGTAAAACTTTACTATAACCGTTTTGACCAATAGCTGTAATACTAACAGGTCGACCATATACATCAAAACCACTATTTGAAATATAAGGCAATGCTAACAATCCTAAAACTTCATCTACAAACCATGCAATAGAACCATTAGTCAATAATTGACCATTTACATAAGACATATCAATTAAACAGTCTTCAGGCAAGTCTTCAATTTGAAATACATTTTCTGCTATCATTTCACATTGTTGCTTATACATTAAATAAGTTTTAAAATTAGTCATCTGAGAATTTATTAGTTTAGTTTTCATTCGTTACTCCTTTCTACTAAAAAAGAGAGGTCTAAGCCTCTCCGTTTAGTCTTATAATACAGTTATTGAAGCCTCACCGTATTTTGTATCATCATATATACTTGTAGCTCTAATCACTATTGGATTTTCGCTTTCATAACCTGCTGGGATTGTTACATTTCCTTTTTGGTCAACTGTAACTTTTACTGTTTCAGTATCTCCATCACTATCTTCAACTGACCATTGAACTGCTTTATTTGCCATACCAGTAGCAACTACTGTAGCATTTAATTTTACAGTTTGACCTGCTGATGTTGTTAGCTCTGATGGGCTAACTGTTACTGATGTTATTGATGGTGTATTTTTTACAAATACTATAGCATTTTCAAATGGGCTTGTTGATAATACCATGTGTACATGTAAAAATACATTTCTTTCAAGTGTTGTTGGATTTATAAATTCAATTTGTTTTTTACCGTCTGAATTTCCTGTATCTAATGATTTATAAAAGTCCATAAACCATTTATCAGATATAATATTACCTACAACATTTGAAAGTTGTTCTTTTTCTGCTTCAGTAAATGGTACAAAATCATCTTCTAAAAGTTCAGCTAATCTTGCTTCATCAAATTCATTATAACCATCTATTAAAGCTAAATTTGTTTTTAATTCAGCTTCATTTCTAAAATATGATTGTGCTATTACATCTGTAGTATATTCTGCCTCTCCATCTGTATCTAACATTGTAATTTGTTTTGCATGTGATGTAGCTTTTCTTATTCCAGCTGGATTGTAAAATGGTTTTCTAAATGTCATTTTATTAGAATATGCTTTCATTTTTGTTAGAATTTGTCTAGGTGTTAACTCGTCAAAATTTTCAATTTGTACAGCTGTAACAGTACCTTGTAAAAATCTTCTTGCTAATTGATATTTATCAACTTGATATTTATCATATTTAAAAGTTTCATATAAATTGGCTATAGTATCTGCTACAAAATCTAATAAACCATCTTCACTATCAAAAGCCATAGTTAGTTCAGCTTCATTAATTGTTGTCGCATATACTTTTTGGAAATTTACTTCATGTACATATGTTAAAACATCAGGTACAAAACTATCTAAAAATTTTGTTTTATTATTGTATTCTTTATTATAGTCAAACACTTTAGCCAAATCTTGTATCATTTCTCTAATTTGTTGACCATATTTTAAAGTTCCACGATTAGCAAAACTTTCCCATGGATTCTCCCATTCGTTTCTTTTAATAAGTGTTAAACCTATTAAATTCATTGTATTAATAAATGCGTTTTTATATCTATCATTATTCATAATTATTTCGCCGTACTTTTTAGTACCCTCACCTTGAACTGGCAAGTCTAACTCTTGCAATTCAGGTGTTTGATTGATTATAAAACTTAATAATTCTTCGTTATTAGTAACTTTTAAACTTCTTACTCCCATTTTCTTTTTCTCCTCTCTTTAATTAAATTTCTTTAATATCGACTACTTCTTTTTCTTCAACTTCGTCTTCGATTTTATCCTCAGGGTTTTCTTTTATTTCATCAACTCCTGCTAAAAATCTTTCTTTGTATCTTGTTTTAATGTCTTCATATTTCCACTTAAGTTCTTCGTTTTCCTTCTTAAGTGTTTCCATTTGTACATCATCGTTTGAACCCTCTGACATACTGTCTTCAACATCTTCTAATAGGGAAATAACTAAATCATCGTTATCTTTAATACTATCAGATATTCTTTGTTTTAGTTCTTGCTTTGATAATTTCATTTTGAACCCTCCTTTTTAAATTATTCTATACTTATATTATTACCATAACATTTTAATTATGTCAAATATTTTTTAAAATTTTTTCTTTCTTAATTTTCTTGCATATAATACCCATGGAAATTTACTTTTAGGTAAATCTCCCCCCGGTGTTGGTGTTGGTGGTGTTATTCCACCATCAAATTCTATAAAATGATAACCTAAATAATAATCTCTAGCGTCTGGAACTATTACAGTATCATTTATAAATAAAGCTTCATCAGGTTTTATTCTTTTACAATCTGTAGTATCATAAAAATGGTATCTATATTGTGATAAATTTACTTGACCTTTTCCTGTTTCTAAATGAACATGGTCACCTGTAACATTTCCACCTGTTCCTGAATGATTAAATACTTGACCTTGTAATACTATATCACCTACATTTGCATATGTACCGTTAGTAATATTATTATCATGATATACAATAATACCTAAATAATCTACTGAACCATCTGCAAAATGTACTTGATTTACTGATTGCCATAATGCACAACATTGAACAGGGTCTTTCCATAATAATCTTATGTCAACAGGTGCATAACAAGGTGCTCTAAATAATCTATTACCGTTTAAATCATAAGGTAATAAATCATTTGCATAATATCTTGTACCACTTTCGTGACTATAATTACCGCCACCATGGTTGACTTATACTAAAAGCCTCAAGTGGAAATAATGCAACTTGTACATTATTACTATCTACCATTGTTTGACCTGCTAACATAAAAAACACACCTTTCTATTATCTTATTTTTATAGTTGCACCTGCATATATTACATCAACATTTTTTATATTATTAATTTTAGCTAATTCATCTACAGTAGTATTATATTTTTGTGCTATTCCTGATAATCTATCACCTTTTTGTATTGTATAATATATACTTGTTTCTATTTGTTTATTACTATTAATATTTTGATGATTATTAACTTTTGAATTTTTTATATCATTAATTAAATCTCTATACATAATGTCCATATCAACATTTGCAATAATTCCGTCAACTTTACCAACCCAAGAATACTGAAACATATCATATTGTCCCTCAAATTTTGTTTGATTGTGTGTATAATCAACATTTGCAATCCATAAAGTAAACATTTTTTTCAATCTTTCAGTATCTAAACAATTTGTAAACCAATTTAAATTTGCATATATTCCTGCCCAATAACCAGCATTTTCAATTTCTCTACAAAAAGCTATTGCTATTTCTGTTAGTTGAGTTTTACCTAGTTTTTCCATTTTTGCATTTTCCATATCATAATATACAGGTAAATCTAAACTTCTATTGTCTAACCATTCAATAACTCTTTTAGCTTCCTCTTTTGCTTCTGCTACTGATTGTGCATAAGAATATGAATATACTCCTACTGGTATTCCTAATCTTTTACATTCTGAGTAATTTCTTTCAAAATAATCGTCTTTTTGATTTGAGTATCTACCCTCACCTATTTTCAAAATACTAAATTCAACAACCTTTTTTGCTTTTGCCCAATCTATCTTTTTTTGATAGTGGCTTACATCAATTCCTTTTTTCATTTGCTACCCCTTTCTACTTGTCAAATTTTCTTTCTAAATTTTCAAGTCGGTTAGTCATCATTTGTAAAAGTTCATTGTTTTTTTCTTGATTTTCAGAAATCTTTTTCATGGTTGTGCTTTGAAAGTATATTAAATAAGCTACACATACTACACCAATTCCATTATTTAGTATCATTGTAATAAGTTCTTGCATATTTTATCACCTCCATTCTTTAGTATGTTCTTTATTTAATACTAACATAAGCGACAAAATTTGACAATATTTATTTTTGAATTTTATTTAAAATATTTTGTTCCATTTTCTCACACCTCAAATAGTGTGAGATAATTCTTTTAATCTATTCTTATATCTTTCATTTATAATTGTTATTAGATTATTATGTATATTTGATAAATTTTCTTTTGTACTATTTGAAAATATTACATCTAGTAATATTGCAAGTTCAACGTCCTTCATTGTTTTAGTCCCTTTCTTTATAATTCTTGAATTATTAGTAATTTTTTATCTTCTCTTAAAGTTTCTACTATAATTCTATCATCTTCTACTTTATATTTAATCATTCCTAAACTAGACATACAAATACATTTTAAATCTAATATAAATTGATATTTGTTTTTTGAAATTAACAAACTAGTTCTATTAGTTTTTATTGCATTTTCTATCATTTCACATAACATTGTATGTTTACGATTAAATCCTCTATTATAGTAGCAACCTTGACAACCTCTTTTTTCTTCTCTACAACTGTTATCTGCTTTATTACACATTTTTATCACCTCCATAATATTCTTTTTTAAATACTTCATTTAATGTACCATCTTTTATCAATAATCTTGTTTTATTTATATTTGCATGTTGTGATATGTAAAACATTAAATTACAACATTGTTCATTAATTTCTGCTATATCATTTGTAATTTGCATTCTATTCAAACAACCTTCTATATGTCTTCTATTGATATTTATTTCTTGTTGATTACTTATATTCATATTATCAACCCCCTTTCCTTTAACTATGGTCATTATACACCTAAGTTATGGTCAATGTCAAGAGTTTTTATATTACAATTTTGTAATATTTCTGTAACAATTTTGTAATATTTTGTCGAATTATGTTGACATGGTTGACGGTGTGTAGTAGTGGTCGCGTAGTGTGCGG